AACAGCCACGAGTTGGTCGAGGCGTTCGCCGGCGTGCCGAGCGCGTACGCCGGAACCCACGTGGTGCCGCCGACCTCGATGGTCCGGTAGCGGGCCGCCGTGGTGCCGTTGGCGTTCATCGGGTTGATCATCGGGTACATCGGGCGACCGCTGTCGTCCTTCGTCCGCGCGGCCACGCGATACAGCGCCTGGTGGACGGCGAAGGCCGTGAAGCGGTTTCCGCCCCGGGCGAACTGCAGGTCAGCCATGGCCGCCTCGAACGAGGCCATGGTGGCCTGGTTCTCGTCGTCCGACGGGGACGCGTCCTGGGTGGTCAGGGTGATGTCCGTTGCCGCCGTCAGCGTGGCGAGGAAGGTGGCGATCGCCGCCTCGCGGTCCTCGAAGAACTCGCGGAGCATCTGCTCCCAGAGAATGCCGCTCAGGGCCGGGTTGCCCTGGGTGCGCCACGCCTGGCGGGTGATCTCCGCCTTGCCCCAGAGCTGGCCCGGGGTGATGAGCTGGTTCTCGTTGACGTAGCTGCCGCCGGCCGGCTCGGTCTTTTCCGTGGCCACGCTCACCAGGCCCGAAGAGCTGGTGAACTTCGGCACGTAGAACGGCATGCCGCCCTCCGGCGGGGCACCGCGGCCGGCCAGGTCCCACAGTGGCGTGGCGTAGTCCCGCTGAGGCTGCCACATGCCCGGCTTCACCTGGCCGACGCGGGTGCCCGGGATGTCGGCGATCTCGATGTCCGCGAACGAACGCTTGATGAAGTCGTCCAGGCGGTCCCTCGCGGCGCCGGGATCGCGCTGGTCGAACCGGGCGCTGATGACCGCGCAGATGTCGCGGGAGAAGTCGTGCTCGGTCTCGCTGGAGAAGTTGTACTTGACCTGGCCGAGCGTGTCGGCCCGCGAGAAGCGGTACGGCAGCGCCTCGGTCACCTGGGCCGGTGCCGGGCGGCCCGCAGTCGGGTCGACCACGGGACGGGCCGGGGCGGGGTTGGCCGCGACGTAGCCGGCCATGAGGACGTTGAATGCCTCCTGGGTCAGCACCGGCGCGGTGGCGGGTTCCGGCGTGGTCTCCGGAGCCTCGGGGGTGATTTCCGGGTCCATGCCCGTTCCCTTCTGGTTGGCCGCGACTGAGATCAGCCGGGCATCGGTGAACGCCGGGTTGGCCGTGAAGGCGACCCCGGTCAGGTTGGCCATGGACACGAGGGTCGTGCCCGGGTTGTCGGGGTCGGGCGACGTGTCGGCGGTGTCGATGTCGACCTCGACGGAGAAGCCCGTCTTCTTGCCCGCCAGTGCGGCCGCCAGGGCCTTGTCGCCAGCGGCTCCGTCGAAGACCTTGAAGGTCATCACCAGGCCGTCAGGGGTGCTCTCAGCGGCGGTCGCGCGGCCGAGCTTCATCGACCCGACGTGCTCGTCGTTCAGCCGGATGTACTTCGCGTGGCCGTAGACGGTCGAGTCGGCCGTGAACCGCCAGGTGTTGCCGTTGGCGTGCCGGCCGATCCGGTTCCAGGGCACCACGACGCCGCGCAGCGTGCGCCGCTCCCGGTCGACCGTGAACGTCTCGGCGGTCAGGCCGTCGAAGGACAGGGACTCAGGCATCGATCGCCTCCTGCTGGCCGAGCGAAGACGGCACCCGCCGTGGCTCCGGAGGCGCCAGGCTGGCCACCTCTGCGGGCGTCAGCGGCACCTTGCCCTCGTCCTGCCGGTACTCGGCCACGGTCAGCGCGCCCATCTGCATCTGGATCTGGGCGACCTCGGCGCGGGTCTTCGGGTCGGCGCGCAGGTAGTCGTCCAGCTTGAACTGGACGGTCAGGCCGGGCCGGGTCACGTCCGGCATGTTCAGCCGGTCTGTGACGGCGTCCATGTACGGGGCGAAGACGGTGTTCACGCGGTCCTGCCGGCGGTCCACCGCGTTCTGGTAGGTCCGGCTCGTCGTCGAGATGCCGAGATCCTCGGGGTCGACGCCGATCATGTTCGACAGGTTCAGGTCGTTGCGGCGCTGCATCTCGATCAGCTGCAGCTCGCTGGGCGTCGGGTCCTGGATCGGGTTGTACTTCAAGGCCGCCGGGACGTAGCCGTCGATGTGCTGCGACCGCGACCCCTGCCAGTCGGTCAGCATCTGCTCGATCTCCTCGTCCGTGCCGGGGTCCGCGCCCTCGACCGGCGAGAAGTAGCCGCGCATCTTCGGGTTTGCGGCCAGCAGGTCGGCCACCTCGTCCAGGGCGATGGCCCGGGCGATCACCCGGTAGCCGACGTCGAGCAGGCCGGGATTCGGGCTGTCGAACCGGATCACCTGGTCGTAGGGGACCGGGTGGCCCTCCATCCACACCACGCCCTCGGTGGGCAGGTCGGACGGCAGGTAGCCCTTCCTGTAGCTGGCCGGCGGGTCGAGCGAGACATCACCGGGCGCGTACCGGGCGACCTGGCTGGGCCGGCCGTACTCGTCGAAGCCGGTCACCCGCCACCAGCTCACGGCGTCGAACAGCAGGTCTTCGAGGACCTGGCTCATCACGACGACGTTCGGCACGTTCGGGTCGTGTTGCTGCAGCAGCGGGATCGGGATCTCGCGGTTGCCGCCGTCCTTCGCGACCAGCGGCAGCGTCGCGATCGAGCAGATCAGGTTGCGGCCCTTGAGTACGGCGGGGATGGACAGCGCCTGCTTGCGGTCGACGCCGCCGAGCTTCTGCTCGCGCCACGACACCAGCTGCTGGATCTGGGTGAACTGGCGGCGCTGAACCGGGTCAGGGCGCGCACCGGTGAACCACCGACGCAGCGTCTCCCCAAACCCCATGGGGGTATGTTAGCGCCGAAGTGGGGAGCGATCCCCACTTGACTCCCCACTTCTTCAGCGAGCTCGCGGCAGCAGGACCCTCGGCCTACCGACGGCCGCTGGGAGGGTCTGCGCCAACCACACCGCGCCGGCCGCCGCGTAGACCGCGTCCACGTCCCCGTCGCCTCGGCGGCTGAACACCCAGGCGTCCCCGCGCGGCAGCTTCTCGGCCGCCGAGACCTGGTCGTCGAGCAACGGGTCGCCGGAGTGCAAGATCTGGTCGGCGGTGACCAGCTGAGAGAAGCCCATCGACACCTGGGTCAGCTCGCCGCGGATCTCCGCCACCTCGACCCCCGGCGGCGGCCACGCGCGGCGGCCCGGCTGGTTCCGGTCGGCCAGGCGGGCACCGACGGCGGCGGCCGGACCGTTCGGCAGCCACCCGAACGCCCGCGGCTTCACCTTCATGCCGGACAGCACACCAGGCAGATCCCGGGCGGCCTGATCGACACAGCCGCGGCCCTCCCACGCCTCAACCGGCTCGATCCGCACGGGCCCGGCCGGTGTCACCGCGGCTGCGTACAGCGTCGCGTGCAGCATGCTCGGCGCGACGTCGAACACCAAGGCCACCCGGTCGCGCAGGGCGTCCATCTTGGCCGGCACCAGACCGCGCGCCCAGGCCTCGAGGTCGATCGCCGCATCGGCGTCGGAGGTCTGGATGCACATGATGTCCTGCTTGAAGGTCTCCAGCCCGCGACCGCCCTTGGCGACCCAGCCGCGCGCTTCCCGGAGCATCCGCTCGCCGCTCTTGCCGCCGGGCCGGTTGATCGTCGGGTTCGCCATGGCCAGCGCGCGCAGGTCGGTGGGGTCGGCATCGTCGGGGCAGGACCACTCGAACAGGCCCAGGGTCTCGTCACCCTCGCCGGTCTTGAGGAACTCCAGCGCCGAGCTGCGCAGGTCGCGGTAGGGCTCGCCCTTCGGGTCCGGGGTCGTCAGAGCCCAGAACTGGGCGTCCTCGAAGGCGTCCATCGAGTAGTACGCGGCACCGTACGCGTCGTAGTTGTACTGCTTCGCGAACTCGTCGGCGATCACCCGAGTGTTCGACATCGACCGCCCGCCCTCCGCGTTGCTGGCCGCGACGTGATACTCCGGGCCCTCCGTCGTCCACCAGTGCTCCTCGCCGGCGGCCGTGCGGATGCCGTACGGGCGACCTTCCTCGAACAGCTCGGAGAGGCCCGGGATCTTCTTCGCGAGCCGGTACGCGCTCAGCCACGGCTTCTTGGCGTACTTCGTCAGCGTCGAGGTGCCCAGGATCGACGGCTGCCGCTCCTCGAACACCCAGTAGAGCGTCAGGTCCTCGACCACGCGCGTCTTCCCGCTCTGCCGGCCGACCGTGACGATGATGCGGCGGAACCGCGGCAGCCCGCTCGGCAGAAGCTCGCCCGCGTGGATGCGCAACCACCGCTGCCAATCCCACGACGGCCGGCCCAGCACCTCCTCAGCGAACGACACCGCCCGGAAGCCGTACGACGTCGCATCGGACAACGCGCACCCGCACCCGCACGGCCCTGGCGGCCCTTGCACGAGCGGCGGCGTGAACAGGCGCGGCGTGATCGACCCAAGGATCGGCTCAGCGAGCACGGCAGTCATGGTCACTCTCCGCGAAAGTAAAAGGGACAG